GAGGGCACTTGGACTCCCGCAAACCAATACTTAACTATTACAAACAACTCTCAAGCCCATTATGTAAAAATAGGAAAACTTGTCACCGTTTGGTTTGACTGCACATATAATTCTTCTCCAGCGGATTCTTCACAAACTGGTGGATTAATTGAAGGATTACCATTTTCATCTGATTCTGATAAGTATTTTGATATCTCTTATCTACTCGTAGACAGTTCAAACGCTGAATTGAGTTTTGCCACCAGTGCGAGTGTACACAATGCCAGTCGGATTGAAATAAGAAGACCAGATTCTGATAGGATTTGTCTTCGTAACGAAATGGATGGTAATCATATCATGGGTTGTTTTACTTATCAAAGTTCATAATTAAGAATAGATTGACACTTCAATCAAACTAATATATAATAGATTGAATTCATCATAGGTGCATGGCATATCAATCAATTTGGTACTTCACTGATTTACCTGAAGACATTGTGAATATCATTGAAAGAGATGTTGCTGATACTTTTGATGAGCAAATGGGAGACTCCAAACTACATGGAGATGCGCTGAATAAAGATAAAAGAAATTCACAAAATGCTTGGATTCCCACTACTCATTGGTTGGGTGGTTTTTTGTGGCACTATATTCAAAGAGCAAATAGAGAAAACTTCTTATATGATTTGAGGTGTATTGATGGCGAATCAATGCAATACACTAGATATAGTGAAGGAATGTTCTATGGTTGGCATAATGATGCTGGACTTGCATCACAATATAAACCAGTATCAGTTGGTAATAGAGCAGAAGGTCTAGGACAAGACTTTCTAAATGAAAATGTAGAAATGGTACGTAAATTATCCTTTGCAATGCAGTTGTCTGACCCTGATGACTATGAGGGTGGTAATGTGCAACTGTTAGATGAAGCAGGTAATTCTTACATTGTTCCACGCAAAAGAGGAACTATTGTTTTGTTTGATTCTCGTACACAACATAGGGTTCTTAAAGTAACTAAAGGTGTGCGTAAGTCTATTGTTGGTTGGACAGTGGGTCCAAGGTGGAAATAATGACAGAACAAATGGATGAGCAGATAATGATGCAGGAAAGGAAGAATACTGGAACTGCATGGACTCGCAATGATAGTTTTGACAAGAATGGATTTCTCTTGATTAAAAATTTATGGAGTGTTGATGCATTATATCATTCAGTTCCACCATTAAAAGGACAATATAACTTCTATGATAAGAATCCAGAGCATTTTACTCATACTCCTGTTGAATCTCAGGTAGAGGGTTCTACTTCAAGATATTGGCACCCACAATATAGAAAAATTCACTCTGGTATACGTAAAAAATTAGAAAATATAATTGGTCGTAAATTATATAATACTTACTATTATGATAGATTTTATTATCCAGGACAATCACTAGCAAAACACGTTGATCGTGATGCCTGTGAAATTTCTGTAACTGTACATGTTAGCACCACTCTTGAAGGTGAGGATGCTAATTGGCCTGTTTATATAAAAACACCTGATACTTACATTGATAAAAAGAAAACTGCTATTGTTATTCCTGGTGAGGAAAAATCATTAGTATTGAAACCTGGTGATGGTATGGTTTATAAGGGATGTGAGAGACCACATTGGCGTAATCCTATGCCAGGTGAAAATAAAAGTGTATTTGGTAAGAAATTTGAACCTTACTACCATCAAATATTCTTCCATTATGTGCTTCAGGATGGTCATAGAGCACATTGTGCTTGGGATAGGGCTAGATAGTCCTAGGACACTTTAAGAACTGTCTCAGAGACCTTGACAGGTCTCTTTTTTTTGTCTATAATTGCTTTGTTGCTTTTGAGATGAGGTTCTACGAGCCCTATGAAAACCAAGTTTGTAACTGTAAAACCTATCAGTGGTAAGGCAAAGAATCGTTTCCATAACTTGATGGATCAACTGCATTCGTGTAGAGTAGAACAGGAAGACCAAGAGAAGATGTTTCTTGCTTCTATCTCTGGAAGGTATCACTTCTGGATGTCAAAAGAAAATGATCCTAACTGGAGTACAATCAAATGAACTACAACAAAACTTGGGAAGTAATGAACAATCTTGAAGAAGCATTCAACAAGATTAGTTCTATTGAGTTCATGATTAGTGAACTACAAGAGGCAGTTAATAGGGGTGATACAAACCATATAAATGATGTTACTGCTGCTCTGACAGCATTTATGCCTGTCTACATAGAGAACTATGATAGGGCATCTAAACGTGCCTGGAATAACACTGTCAATGAAGTTGCTAAGACTGACAACCCATACAAATCTTCAAATGATATGTCAGTATCCTATGACGATGTGGTACAATATTTAAAAACTGACCCTTTTGGAAATTATGTCTCACAACCCCAAGAAGAAACTGAAAATTGAAGAACTTGAATCAATGCGTAAAGCAGTTGAAGATGGAGGTATTCAAGCAATTCATCCTGACAAAATGGAGGAGTGGGCAGAATACCTTGTCAGAAAACTAAAAAAGTAGTACAATTAAGGAGTAATCCAGGAGTCAATGAAGTATCTCTATCTGATTGATCATTTTGTTCCCTTCCCCCAGTCTGAATATGGTGGACAATGGAGTGTCATTGCTGATGATGATGAACAATGTTTTGATGTAGTTGTCTGTGAAGATGAGGAACTAAATATAGGTTGTTATGGCAAATTGAGAGAAAACATCACTAAGGCATCAAAATTTGCCCTTGTTGATGAAGAACGTAGTAGAGTAGTATCGTCCTTTCTAACCTAAAAATTATGTCTAGTCCAAGACAAAGAGATCCCTCTGATCCATTGTATGACCCTAATGATAAGTACAATGAGTATAAAGTAGATCTCCATACAAATGAAGAACATTCAGAAGATGAATGGGATTCAGAACATGATGGTAAGATTGCTGATTGGCATCAACGTCATCAAGACAAAGAATTAGACAAGTTCTGTGATGACCACCCTGGTTCACCTATGTGCAAGGTGTTTGACGTATGACTGACAAGGAAAAGGCAGCTCTTGGTCTTATGATTGAGAGTGTTCATAAACCTGACAGCAGACTAAGGGGTTGCGCTCATAACCAAGAGTGCTATAATGAATTGATGGAATGGCGTCAAAAGATGCTTGACCTTCTCTATAGTTATGAAAACAATGGAAAATCCACCACATCTGGCACCTGAAGGATTTGAGTATTGGAGTGAAGACTTCAATGCTAAATTTACCAGGATTTGGATTAGAAATAAAACAAGATATTTTACATATTGTGGAGGTCATCCCAGTTCAGTCTGGGGTTTTGTAAATAAAAAAACTGGTGCATATTATTCACCAATCAATCATAAAAAAGTAGGGAAGGTAGTAGATATTGCATTGACTTCCCCTTATTCTGCTATGGTATTAGAATTAAACCCACTAATGGCAGCATTTCAATGAGTTTAGATCCCAATTCAATAGAACTTAGTAAACCATCTAAAGCATTTGAGTATGAAAAACACTCAAGGGCAATTGATGACATGGATGACATTAAAATGTTGAAGGATTTGTTAAAGTGCTATATTAAACTATATCTTAAGCAACAAGAAACAATTTCTTTAATTGGTATTCCAACTGACATAAATGACATCAATGGAAACTCGTAAAGACAGAATGGCACATGAATATGTGCCTAAACTACATGATTATGTCAGATGGCATCATAACAAATCTACCCATGAAGGTTGGGTATATTTTGTTGATGAAGAGTATATTTCTATTGAACTGGGTGTTAGTGATAAACCAATTTGTGATTTAACAAGTCATCATAAACACAGAAAGAATCATATTCTTTTAGTTTGTCAACATTATTTTTGGCATGAATTAGAATACATTAAATCACGCAAAGACTTTTGGGATTGTGAAAGTTGAACAATCAAATCTTCCACATGTATTGACATTGTGCTTGATTTTTATCTGCACACTTGCTATAATTGTAGCAGGATACATTCATGGAAACATGCACTTATTAACTACATTAAAAAACGCTAGAGGTTGAAATGAAAAGAGTATTGTCATTGTTAGCAGTTTGTGCAACATTGCATGGATTTACTGCTGCACCTGCTATTGCTGATCCTGAAATTAAGAATTGGAAAACTCCTCATAGTATGGGTTGTATGATGCTGGGTGAATGCACTGATGGTGTGGATGAAGTTTTCTCTCTCCTTGATGTTTCTCATGAATATGATAACTGGGAAGACTTTACACCAGTAGCAAATGAGTTTAATAACATGCTTATTTCACTGAATCAAGTAGGTGTAAAAGTATTTCTTGCTGATGAAAAATATTTCCCAGAAGGACACCGTGGTGTTTATCATACTGTCTCTAATAACTTCTTTCTAAACAGGAAATTTATGGATAGTCCTGCTACATTGATGATGGTGATGCGTCATGAAGGATGGCACGCTGCACAGGATTGTATGGCAGGAACTATTGATAACTCCCTGATTGCTATTATTAAACCAGAGGATGAAGTTCCTATGTTGTGGCGTGTATTAGCAGAACGCACATATCCAAAATCTGCTGTACCTTGGGAAGCAGAAGCAGGTTGGGCAGGTAGAACTGAAAACATGACAATGAAAGCACTTGCTGCTTGTGCTAATGGTAATATGTGGGAAGTATATGAACCAACACCTTTGACAAGAGAATACTTAGAGAAAGAAGGTTACATTAAATAAATAGACACTAGATATGGACAGACAAAGCACTGTCCATTTGCTCTTGACCAATTCTACCTAATGATCTAAGATAACAAAGTAGTTCAGGAGTCCACTATGCCTTCCTTCACTCTGGCACAGAAGCAACGCTATCGCATCACCCTTGACTTAGATGTATTGAGTGATTTCAATCCTCATGAGATTGATTGGGCAAAATTGCTTGACATTCAAGGAAGTGAATCAGTGGACACCTATGTAGAAGATTTGAGTATGCCATCTGAGTGGCACTAAATTAGTCAGGCATAGCACATGTGTGGTCTAAATAACCATATAGAGTTAAAGACTACACATGGCATTTTATATTAAAAAACCACACATCCTAGACAGCAGCAAGGATATGTATTATGAAGGCAATCGTCAATGGTCTGATGATGCTGCTAATAAGAAAGATTATGTTGATGCAGATTCTGCTAATGCAGAGATGGTCAACACTAATGGCAAAAATGGTGGTTGGACTGGCGCTCAGGTGTTGTCAGAATGAAAAACTTTAGGGAAATGTTTGAGGTCTATGACCCTGAAGTACAAGGTAGATCTCAAATTAAAAAGACAGGTGAAGGTGGTAGAATTCGCCCTGAAAGAAAGAAGACTGAACCTGAAAAACGCAGGATGAAAGCAGCAGGTGGGGGCAAGATGGTCCCTGCAAAGGATTATAAACCAAGGTCAGATATTGGCAAGCAGAGACAACAATCAGACAGAGTTCAAGCACCAACTAAAGAAAGAGGTAGTGCTGAAGTAAAACAATCATATGCAGATAAAGTAAAAGCAGAAAGAAAGAAAGCAGCACAGGCAAGAATAGCAGCAAGAAAATCAGGTGGTGAGGTGAAGAAGGACACCACATCTGCCAAAGATAAAGAAAAAACTGCATCTAAACTTCTTGCCACTAAAAAGTCTAAACCTGTCTCACCTGACTATAAACCAGCAAAAGCATCTGGTTACACTAGAAAGGAGAGAATGGCAATTCACAGAAAAGGTGAAACCATTGTTCGTAATGCTTTCAAAGACCAAGAAACTGCTAGGTATAAGAAAGAAACTGGTCAGAATCCTGATGCCAAAGGTAGAACCAAGATTATGGGCAGAGTCCATAAAAGAATGAGTGAATCATATAATGACCCTGAACATTCAACAACTTATGGTTCTGGTTCTACACCAACATCAGGTACTATTGGTGGAACAACTGCTAAATTCAAGAAAAGACCTAGCACTGGACTTGCAAAAAGAGCAGCACAAAGTATAAGAAATGCTGGTAAAAATACTGCTGGTTCAACACAGAAACCAGATGGAACATATAGAATTAAGAATAAAGAAGCATCACCAAAACCTGAAAAAGGTGGTGCATTAGCAAAGAGAAGTGCCACTGATATGGTTAAGAAAGCAGTTAAAACTGCTGCTCAAAAGAAACTCTCTCCTGCTAAAACTAGACCTATGTTAGGCACAGCACAGAGACCTGATTTAGTTAAGAGAAAGGCAATTTCTGGTGGTTCTAGTGCTATTCAAAAGAGACCACAATCCAAACCTGCAACACAATCAGGTATTAAACCTGTTAAAGTTACAGTTATGGGACCTAAAAAGGTTGCAGGTAGTGGAACTCAGAAGGCATTACCACCTGCAAAGAATAATACTAAAGTATCAGCAAGTTCCCCTAACAAACCATTAAAACCTGCTAAAGAGAAGGTAAAAGCATTACCTCCAGCAACATCTAGCAAGGGATATAAAAGAATGGGTGAGGAGGTTGATATGACTCCAGTGCAACAAGCACGTGAAAGGGCATCTAAAAAGTCTAAAAAAGCATTGGAAAGACATCTACCTAGTATTGCTAAAACAAGAGAGAACCAGAGGGAAATCTTAGACAGATAATGTTAGTTACCACTAAAGTGGTCCTGTAGTGTAATCACACACACTCACACACCATGGCAACTAGGGGTCGTATAGGTTATGAACTTACTGATGGTTCTATTGTCTCTGCTTACCATCACTGGGATTCTTATCCTGATTGGTTGGGTAAAGTTCTCAAGGAGCAATATAATTCAGAGGAGAAAGTAACAGAACTGATTGATGGTGGAGACATGTCAGTTTGCTGGACTGATGATGGTTTTCGCAATTCTGATGGTAAGATTGAAAAGAAATCAGAATTTGGTCCTCAATACTATTCTGAAAGGGGTGAAGATTGTCCTCCTAGTGTATTGTCTTTGAGTGAGTATCTTGATAAAGATAACAATGAAGAGTATGCTTATGTATGGACTAAGCAGCAAGAATGGGTTTGCTATGATATGCACTCCTTTGATAGGAGAAAGTCACCTGAACTGGTAGCAATTCCTTCTTAATTATTGTTAGTAACCTCTAAATTGGACCTCTAGTGTATGGAACCTCTGAAACTCACACAAACACAATTTGAGGTGATTATGGAGTCACTTCAAGATGTTCAAAAAGTGCTCAACAATGTTAATTTTGATTGTGACAAAAATGACCCTAAAAATGTCAAGAAAACTGCACCCTATGCTGTAGGTTACACTAAAGAATCAATCAGAAACCTTATTGAAACTGTCCAAGCAATTCACATCAACAACTGATTATCATGAACAACTCTTCTACTGTGCTCAAAGAAATTCAATCACTTAAGCAAACTTGGAGGACTCAAAACTTTTCTCTTACTAAAGAACAACAATCACGATATGATGAACTGATGGAACTTCGTAAGGCATTCATTACATTCTGGAAGGAAGAGGGTCGTGTATGGGTAGGACCATCTAATGCTGGTAAGAAGAAAGAAGAAGAACAGGAGGAAAACTGATGTATTTTACATGTAGTGGTTATTGGAGAGATTCACGTGGCAGACGTCATGACTTTGAGATTGAATCTGACAGAGCAGAGCGTAGTTTTATCAAGGAACTTGTAGAAGCAAGGTATCCTACTGAAAGTGTGCAAGTTAATCTTGTTCAGAGAAAGAAAGTATGAAGATAGTGTTAGTTACACTTGTATGTGTAGGGGGATTTATGTTATATTTCTCCCTATGGAATCAAGTAATTTGTGAACATATGCAGGACAAAATGGTATGTAAGATTATTAGTTACCTCTAAACTGGACCTATATTACAAGACACACATTGATGATCACTCTTCGTCCCCATCAGCAGACTGCACTTAACACTTTGCGCACCCATTCTTTGGGTCAGGTTATTGTTCCTACTGGTGGTGGCAAGACCTTGATTCAAATTAAGGATGCAATGTGGCGTTTTGAGGTTAAGCAGCACAGGACAATCCTTGTGGTTGCTCCTAGATTGTTGCTTGCTAATCAACTCTGTGATGATTATCTTCAGCACATTGATAATGCAAATGCAATTCATGTTCACAGTGGTGATACAAAACATTTCAGAACCACTAAACCTGAACAGATTAGACTTGCCAATGAAATGTGCAAAACTGTTGGTGTTCATAGTCTTATCTTTACCACTTATCACAGTCTGCATCGTGTCGTAGAGAGTGGAATTGACATTGATACTGTGTACTTTGATGAGGCACATAACAGTGTTCAGCGTCACTTCTATGGTCCCACTGATGTACTTGCTGATAAGGCAGATCGTGCCTTCTTCTTTACTGCTACACGCAAATGTTCTGCTGTTGCACATAAACCAGGCATGAACTGGGTTGAGACTTATGGTCAGGTGATTGCTAGGGTTTCTGCACCTGAACTGGTTGAGGGTGGTTATATTTTGCCACCTAAAGTTAAGGTGATTGAGATGGATAAGCACCCTGTAAAGTCCATCACTCCTAATATGGATGCAGAGAACATTATGGCATCTATTGATGACTTGAAACTGAAAAAGATTCTTGTTTGTGTCAAGACCACCAAGCAGTTGACGCAACTTATGCAGACAGATTTTGCATATGAGTTGCAACAAAGAGATTACAATTATCTCTACATCACTGCTAAAACTGGTGCTGTAATCAATGGCAAGAAAGTATCTAGGGAGAAATTCTTTGACACCTTGAACACTTGGGGCAAAGATCCTAGCAAGAAATTTGTTGTTCTTCACAGGTCAATCCTGTCTGAAGGTATCAATGTTTCTGAACTTGAGGGTGTTGTCTTCATGCGTAATATGGATGCCATTGAGATGACTCAAACCATTGGTAGGGTGATTAGAATTGGGCAGAAGTCTAAGACTTATGGTATGCTTTGTGTGCCTGTTTATTCTAATGTAGGTGTTGCCACTGAGAGAAGTATTCAGAGGGTTGTTGATACTGTATTTGAAAAAGGTGAGATGCTTGATTCTATTGTCAAAAGGTAATGAACTACACTAAAACACAACTAATTGATGCACTTGTGGCAGAATATGATTATCTCTGCCATGATGATTTTGATCCAGAAGTAGATCAAACTCCAGAAGAATACCATCAGTATTTGATTAAAATGACCATTGATGAGTTAGTGGAAGAAACTAGCACAGGTGAAGGATACACTTTAGATGAGTGGATGGAGCATTGGGGATGAAAGGACAACCAACAAATAGTAACATCTTGGATGTTAATCCAGGACCATTATCCTTCACTGTAGGTGATTGGGATGATGCACAATTATTCTATGCAGCAGTTCCTATCAATGGAAATAAACTTGCTATTGTTCATCAAGCAAACATCATCAAGATATGCAGGAACACACAATCTGCCAGAAACTTTATAGCAAAGCACCAGAAAAAACGTAAGAAGATTGTTAGTTACCCACAAAGTGGACCTATTGTATGACAAGCACTAAAATGACTCAGACACACATTGAACATCCAGAAGACACCATTCTGACTGGTGATCTGTCTGCCATTGAAGCACTCTACTGCAAAGAGAGTAAAGTATCCATGAAGATGGATGGTATGTCATTAGTTTGGGGCACCAATCCTGACAATGGTGAGTTCTTTGTTTGCACAAAGGCAGCATTTAATAAGAAGAAAGACAGAAAGTGTTACAATCATGATGATCTTTACAAGCACTTTGGTCATCAAATGGCAGTGTTTGAGATCCTATCACATTGCCTGAAGTATCTGCCCAGAACAGAGAACATTTATTGGGGTGATTGGTTAGGTTATGGTCGCACTCATGTTGTGCAACAAAATACCCTAACTTATGTTTTTGCAGAGAAACCTTCTCAAAAACTTATCATTGCACCTCACACTAAAGTTACTATTGCTGGTGAATTTTGTAATGCTATTTGTGAACCACTGGATGAAATCTTTGATGATACTGCTATCATCAAGTGGATACAACCTTCAGTTGATCGTATGCCACCAACTGAGTTTGACATCACTGATTTAGACACAAGCAAGGTACAGTTTATGTCTCCTTCAGAGGCATCTGTGGCACTCAGGAACATCAATGGATTGATTAGGGAGGGTGTTGACCTTACTGACACTGTTTTACTTGATGTGTTGGGTGACATCTACCTTGTCAATCTTTACCTGATGGTGGTAGAGATGAAAGAGGAAGTGATGGACAGTTTCATCATCAATGATGCCCCAATGTCCTTCATCTATGATGACATTGAGGTAGATGGTGAAGGGTTTGTTATGTCAAATGAGTATGGAACTTTCAAACTGGTTGATCGTCCTTGCTTTGCTTATGCTAACTTCAACTCAGGCAAATTTGCAAAGAATTAAAGTTAGTTACCTCTAAAGTGGACCTATAGTATGAGAACACAATCAATGGCAAAAACAATCTTCCAACTAACACCACCTGAGCAACAAGCAAAATGGGATGACATTATGGGTCAAATGTGTCAGTTTGTCAGTGAATCAAATGCTGACATTGATATGGCATATGATTGGGTATGTGAGATGATGGAATGTGATGGTTTTGTAGAGAATGAGACAGCATGGGATTCTTTCTATGATACATTCACTGAAGCATATGCTGCTGCTGAATGAACATTATTGATCAAACATTTCAACCCTATCACACTTTTCTAATGCAAACTGCTGAACTTTCTATCACCAACCTTGGTGCTGATAAAACTCTCTTTCTGCTTGAAGCATTGCTTGAAACTGTTAATAATAAGTGGAAGGTCAATTCTATTGAATCAGGCAGGTGTGTTTATACTAACTGGGAATATGAAGTAGGAAAGAAATATATTAAAGTTTGGCAATTCAGGGTTATCAATGGTGAGAGAGATACTGGCAGGAGTTGTGCTATGTTTGTTGATAAAAATACTGGTGCTTGTTATAAACCAGCATCATACAAAGCACCTGCTGTGGGTATCAGATTCTGGATCAATCAATTAGCAGATAACCCAGATATTTGTGATGAGCATGGTTCTTTTCTTTACATTCGTTAATAAATATAACAACCCCTATGAACATTCTAGTGACTGACGACAAACAAATTGTTGAGATTCCTGATGGATCAGAATTGATTGATGATACATTTTATGTCTGGGAAACTAGGTTTGGTTTGCACTCTACCATGACAAAAGAAGGGAGGAAGATGCTCACCTCCCTAGAGAAAGATGAGGCAGTAAAGATGACTAGATGGCATCTAAAATGTGAGCAGGATGGTACAATGAAAAACTACACTTATGTGATTGGTGATGCAAATGTGGGTGGAAAACTGTAGATAGATTGTTAGTTACCTCTAAAGTGGACCTATGGTATGAACAACACTATCAGAAACATCCTAGACACACTTCCCACATTCATTGCTGAGATGGATGCTGATTGGGAAATGACTGTTGACTATGTTATGTCACAGATTCAACCAACAATCCCAGAATGGGCAATGATTGAGAAAGTTTATGATGAGGCAGTTGCATGAACATCACTGACAAAAAAGTATTGATTAACAACATGAATCACACTGTGACTGCTGTTAATGGATTAGATAGAGTTGCAATCAATACTAGGTTGCACTATATCAATGAAGAACTCCTTAAGTTACGCACAAAGCAGTCTGAGTTAGTAGCAATGAGAGATGAACTTGACAGGATTTGTGAAATGAGAGAAGCAGCAGAATCTGCTGATGATTGTGATAACTTGTTTGAGCAAATGTTTGGTTTTGAGGATGCAGCATGACTAAAAAACAGATTCTTAAAGTTGTAGGTCAAACTGCAAATGGAATTGATCCTAACATGGACAGACTAGAGAAGTTTGATGTATTTTGTAGGGTCTGTGATAATATGTTAGCAGAGTTCAGAATCACACAAGAGCAACACAAAAGGTGGACAGAATTGTTCTGATTATTGTTAGTTACCTCTAAAGTGGTCCTATAGTGTAAGCATCCAAATCATGAAACCCTATCCCCTTGGCATTGACAATCCCATCCTAGTTAAGGGTGTATGGGGTTCACATAAGTGGGCATTGTATTGGAGGGAAGATATGCAAAAGATTGCAACATTCTCCAATCAATTCACTGCTTATCAGGCAAGACAAACTATCATTGAATCATTATGAATTCTGAAACAATGGATCTCAACAAACTTGAAATGTTGACACAAAGGGAACAACTTATGGAGGACATTGATGCTATTGTTGATGAGTTTACATTTGATCTACCCATTGATGACATTCACGAAAGATCACAACTAGCAGAAGATTTAACCCGCGTCTTATGTGATGCTGTCTGTAAAAACTTTCCTTCCTAATGAACACTAAAGTAGCACAACACCTCTCAATTCCTGAGAATAGGATTAACTACTCTTTCCACTTTCTTGACAACTTTAATGACACTTTTGTAGATTACAAAAAATGTTATGATGCCATTGCAAAATGGTCTGACAAACTTGACACTTCTGAATCGCACTTCTGATGATTTTAGATCCAACTAATTCTCAACACATTGATTTTAACGATTGGTTAGCAAATTGCCCTGTGCAATGGTTTAAGTTGGATTCGGATGATGACCAACAAAGTTATCAATTTATCATTGATACATCAGAGGAGGAAGAAGAATGAACTACAACAATTTTTGGGACAATGTGTTAAAACAAGAAGAATGGAATGATGAACTGAAAAGATGGGAAAATACCCATCCTGAGTATCAACCATTCAAAGAAGATTCTGATTCACAACGTCAACAAAATCTCTCAAACTGATGAATTACACACTCAAACAACTGCAAGAACGTGTCAACAAAATGGTTGAACAACAGGGAGAAGATGCACACTGTGCTGCATGGATTTACACCAAGAATGATTGTCATTTGAAGGACAAAGATGGTGAGTTTGATTATGATAACACAGTAGAAGATCCTGAAGTTATTGAACGTATCTTTGATGATGTTGGGAACATTGATTACATCTATCAAGTGATTCAGGAATGTGTGGAT